GATGAGCAATGCTTGTCCCAGCATGCCCGGGATGATTTGCCATACGGCGAGTACAAAACCGGGATCCTCTGGATTCCCAATACTATCAGTAGATGGTAAATGGTGTTACGGAGTGCACACGCTGGGGAGTGGACTGACAAAATACAAGAGCTCAGAGCTCAATGAATTTTCATCCACCATCTTCTTAGCGCCGAAAAGCGTTGAGAAACTCGTACGAAACCAGGAAACGCCCTGGGACCACAAACTGCTACGCCTCATGGGCAAGCAAGAATACGAGGATTACCGGAAATACCTGGCGGAACAGGACTCTTTTGAGGAGTTCGAAACGCAACAGGAAGCTGAATACTACAACGATCTATACGATGACGTGGAGTACTATACAGTGAGATTTCTTAAAGGTGAACACGAATTCCAGACCACCATCTTTGCAGAAGGCAGAGAGATGATGACCCAAGCCCAGTTTGATGACTCGGTTTTGGAAAACCGTTTTGGGCACTACGACGATGACAACCAGGAAACTGGGAAGATCAGAGTTCTGGAGTCTAAGAAGAAGAGAAACAAAGCAATCCTGGAAATGGAAGCAAAGTACGCGGAAGAACGCAAGGAAACCCGTGCTGACCTGCTTGTGGCGCAAGCCGCGCAGGCAGAGTTCAAGCTCCAGCACAAGGAAATGCTCTCTCTCATCTCCGACCTGAAAGCACAGATGGCGGCACTGCACCTAGAAAAGGATGCAATTAATGCCAAGAAAAAGGAAAAACAACGTGTTGCGCTAATCGCGCAACAAAAACTGCAGGATCTCAAAGCTAGAGAGATCGAGCGTCAGAAGCGAGCAAAGGCTGAAGAAGCCAAGTATGCCGAGGACATCGCAGCCGCTGAGAAAGCGGTCACCGAGCCCGAAGCATTTGAACTTGCTACATTCGCACTGCATGAATACAACTCCGTGAAAACGGCAGTGACAGACACAAAACCAGAACAGGATGAACCCATTCCCTGTGCTGGCGGAGTGTGCCCCACTGTACAGGATGACCCCATTCCCTGTGCTGATGACGCACACGATTCTGTCGAGGCAAAGACCAACCTGAACAGGGAATCGGCCAAGCCAGAACCTGCCACCGAGACCCCTTCGCTTTTTCGGCCAAGGGCTGCCCCCGGGTCAGCCCCCAAGCCGCAAAACCGGAAGGAAAGGAGATCCAAGCTCTCAGGCAATACCAAGAATTCTCAAATCCAAAGTGGATCCCTGAAAAGGAAACCACCTCTCCAGCACTGGCGGAAGTCGGAAAACTCAAGGCGAACGAATACTCGAAACCGCCAAAAGAGTTCGACTTCTCCGAGCTCGGAGTTGAAGGACTAGAGAAATGGGTGCTACCCCCGCGCGACAACGAAGCCGTGTATGACAGCCTTATGGGCCAGTCAGCACGCCACGTGCACGGGGTGGTCCCCTCTGAGGAGCAACAGCAAAAGTTGCTCAGCCTCTGCATGGACAGATACCCCCATACTACTCCAAATCAGATATTGAGTAGCATGGACCTGCCACTGTTGAGGGAACAAATCAGAAATATTTTGACGCATGATATCGTCCAAGATGCCAACCCAGGTTTCCCCCTGGCTTCGCTTTTCTCGGAGAATCAAGCAGTGCTCAAAGCACTTGGTATGGAATTTATTATAGACGTGACAATCGGAAGAATCATGCTCCTATTAACCACTGACTGCAGCAAGTTAACGCCTGCTGAGCTAGTGCGCTTAGGGCTGTGTGACACCATCCGAGCTTTTGTTAAGAATGAAGCACACCCGCCCCGGAAACAGACAACGTTACGGTGGCGTGTTATTTCTAGCGTCTCCCTGATAGACCAAACAATTGACAGACTACTACATACCACTCAAAACAAGGTGGAAATCGCCCTATGGAGATACATCCCCTCGGCACCAGGAATCGGACTTTCAACAGACGAAGATGGTGCTAACCTTGTTAAAAAGATTGACCGCATGTCAAGCAACAAACCAGTCGCTCTCAGTGACGTTAGTGGCTTTGACTGGTCGGTCCAAGAGTGGGAAATTTTGCTCGACGCCAAGGCGCGATGCATGCTACAAGACGCGAATCCAGTGATAACGAAACTTATCATGAACAGAGCGCATAGCATTTGCAGAAGCGTCTGGGCAACACCAGACGGTACCATGTACGCCCAACTAATAAGAGGCGTGGTCAAAAGTGGTACCTTCAACACCAGCTCAACCAACTCCCGAATAAGGGTCATCTTAGCATGGCTTATCGGAGCAGCATGGGCGCTGGCTATGGGAGATGACTGTATTGAAGAACCAGTCGATGGTGCCTCGGAAATGTACGCAAAGTACGGGCACCCTCTCAAGATGTATGAGGTCAGAGAAGAAAAAGGTATTATCGAATTCTGCTCACATGACTTCAACCGCAGCACAGGAGAGTATATCCCTGTGGACCCAACGAAGAGTCTCTATACCCTCCTCGCCAAGGCAAAGAACGGAAAGCTAGACCCACAGGCTCTAAGCAGCTTCCTTCACCACGTGCGGCATCACCCCTCGAAGCAAGAATATATACGAGCCATCATGAAGATGACTGACGAAGAGTCGGCCCTCCAAATGTTGGCTGATGCAACCCGGTAAACTTTTATAGTTTACCACCAACCCCGCCAGTAAAATGGCGAAAATTACCGAAGACGGAGAATCCTTTCTCAAGCTCGCAACAGCAGCCCCTGATTTTGAAAATCTCCCCTTTGAAGGGATCCCCGACGACCACGCGGGTCCAACGATTACCATTAAATCCTATGTCACAGACACTGTGACAGCGGATGCTGGAAACGCAACATATTTCATTATGACACCGCAAGGTGATGTTGCTTACTGGAAAACAGTCGCCGTCACCGGCCAAGACTGGATTAACGGCCAGCCAATCCAACCAACGCTGTTCCCTAAGACTAAACAAATCTTTAGAACAGCTGCGATCCTAGAACCATCTGTGGAATTCGGCGGAAGCAACTCTGAACAAGTTACTCGCGGACGCTGTGTTTCCACGGCTGCTGAGTTGCAGGTACTTAACAATGCCTTCAACCAGTATGGATCCATTACAGCATGGAAAGTTCCTCTCTCATGCGCCCTCGCCCCCAAAGTTGTACATGTGGCGGCCGGAGGTGCAGAGGGGAACATATTCCAGAATGAAACTAACATCATGGGCATTGAGGGAATCCGCCAGACACTGGTGGGTTCTCAAGCATACTCATGTGCAGTTAGGGATGGCGTGTACGCTACGGCC